AGAAGCAGCGGCCGCACTACGGAGGGAGCAGGATGGATAATTATTTCAGTTCAAAAGACATTCTCGACAAGGCCATTGGAACTGATGCCTATTTCCAAATCAAATCTATTCTTTTTAGCCTGAAAGCCGCCGACGTTGCGGAGGTCAGGCACGGGAGATGGATTTTTGAACCTGGAAAAATCCCGTATTGTTCGGAGTGCAAAAAGTACAGCGACGATGGAGACAAGGGTGCTACTTTCTGCCCGTGGTGCGGCGCTCGCATGGGCGAGGAGGACGAGCATGAGGCTGATTGATGCAGATAAATTACCACTTGATATTATGCCGGAGGATGTAGATAAGGCCCCCACCATCGACGCCGTGCCTGTGGTCAGGCGCCAAGAATGTAAACATAAAAATACAACAGCTTGCCCAGCTTATGATGCCCCATTCATGCGTACCAGTTTGCGGATTAAGTTTTGTAGTGAGGGCAAGCGGAAGGAGGGCGACCATGTACGGAATAACTGACAAGAAAATTACCCATATCATCGATGAAGCATATAATTTTCCTACGAAATATCCATGTAGCACATGCGACCATGGATGGGGCAGCTTGGGCACAGAAGGAATAAAATCATGTCACGAAACATGCCAGGAATTACAGGCGTGGGAAGCTGCAAAACGAAAGGAGGAGGCCAACATGGACAAGCCGAGAATTTGTGAGGTGCTGGGTGACGAATTTGAAAAAATCTGTGAGGCAGTACATAACGAATGGTGGGAAGAGAAGAAACGCCAGGGAATTGATGACCATCCCGATATGCTCCCGTACCAAGAACTGCCGGAGAATGTCAAAGAGTATGACCGCGTGACTGTACGACGTGTTTTGGAGGCACTGGGCATCAAGTATCCACGCAAGCCCCACTTCACCCAGCAGGAGGTGGAATCAGCAAAGATAATTAGCGTGCTGTTCCCCGAAGCAACACACATTGAGCGGTTGCGAGGCAGTAAAGTTTTAGGCATAACTGGAGCCGAAGATGGGTGGATTGCAGATATTGAAAGCTCGCTATTTCCAGAAATCAAGTCAGGTCAGTCCGTCACCCTTGACGAGATCATCGGAGGTGTGGAATGAGCGAAGAAAATTTTGCAGTGCCAGACGAATATTTGGTCAGCGTTTTTGGAGATCGGCCAGACATGGTCCAACACCCGCCCCACTACACCGCCGGGTCTGTCGAGTGCATAGACGCGCTAGAGAGCATGGTCATGGGATACCAGGACACAGTGCAGGCCGGTCTGGCATGGCAGGCGGTCAAGTATATCTGGAGGTCTCCGCTCAAAGGAAATCAAGCACAGGACCTGGACAAAGCACTGTTTTATCTGAATAGGCTGAGAGAGAAGGTGAAGGAATGAACGTTATCGAAAACGACGTTCGAGCCCTGGTGGACAAGGAGCTTACCGCCGCCAACGAGCGGTTCCCGCAGTTTCATTCGGCGCATGAGGGATATGCGGTGATTCTGGAAGAAGTGGAAGAGTGCGAGGGCGAATTTGATGCCATGCAATATTGCCTGAATTGCTTATGGAGACAAACAAAGTGCAACGTTCCAACAGAGCCAAAAGAACTACAAAACGCCGCAGTCCGACTTGCCTGCGAGGCCATCCAGGTTGCGGCCATGTGCCGGAAGTTTATGGGGATGGAGGGCGGACAATGAAAGAGTACAAGCTCCAAGTCCCTGATGATACGGTTGGCATATCAATCACGACTTTTCGACAGACGAAAAATAAGAAGCTGTTTTCCAGAAGCTTTAATGTCGAAGCTGCTTTAGAGACCTACATCCTTGACTTAATGGACGAGGAGGGATAGCCCTTGAACGAGTTCCCGGAGAGGCTGAGGAGAATGAGAGAGAGGAACCGCTTGAGCCGATATAAACTCTCTGATTTATGCGGGATATCGCCTGACCAAATCAGAAGGTATGAACTTGGAGAGAGAAAGCCTGGAGCGGATGCACTAGAGGCAATAGCTGACTATTTCGAAGTATCAACAGATTACCTGCTTGGTCGGACAGATTATCCGTGTGTAGTTAAACCTTTATCGTCTCATAGAAGAATTTGATAATTCCTCCTTTTTGAGGAATCACAATCTGAATTTATGCGACAATGGGAGCATGGGGGCATACCCTGTGCTCCCTATCTCTTTCTCCTTCCTATACCCGGCAGTCGGCCTCCTGCTGCCGGGAATATATGCCTCTCCTCGCCGCATGAGGCGGGCGGTGGCACCAAAAAAGAAAAGGTGAAGAAGTATGAATTTGATGCAGGGCGACTGCTTGGAACTGTTGAAAGACATTCCAGACTGCAGTGTGGATATGGTGCTGACCGACCCACCGTATGGAGTAATAGAGAAAAGCACTCACGATTTGAAGGGGTGGACGGACAAAAAAATCACTTGGGACATACCGCTCAGCGCCGATTTAATTTTGGGTGCATGCAATAGGGTTTTGCGGCCAAACGGAAAATGTGTATTGTTTTCGATTGACCCATATACAACACAACTCATTTGTTCTGCGCCAAAATCTATGCCGTTTTCATATCGTGGCATATGGCTAAAAAATAATGCCGGAAATGTTCTTGGATGCAAGAAAAATCTTGTAAGCTATTTTGAGGACATTCTTATTTTCTCAAAAAACAGCGGGTTTGCTTTCTATGACTTTGAAAATACAAATCCGTTAAGGAATTGGTTCAGGCAAGAATTCCAAAGGGCCAACATCTCGTCAAAAAAGTGCAAAGAACTTCTTGGCAACCAAATGTACTCACATTATTGTACTGACGGATTTCAGTTTTGCATTCCCACAAGAGAAAACTATAAGAAGTTGCAAAGTACCGGTTTTTTTCAGCGTGACTATGAAGAAATAAAAAGCGAAAATGACGAATGGGTTGCAAAAACCAAATCAAAACGCAAAGAGTATTATTTGAAAATGAATGAAAAATATCCGTCGGTATTTAATTTGCGGGACGGCCAAAAATCTAAGCCCAATGTGTTCTCATACAAAAAGGAAATCGAACGATTTCACCCCACTCAAAAGCCAGTCGCATTGTTGGAAGATTTGGTCAGTACATATAGCAATCCCGGCAACGTGGTTTTGGATTTTACAATGGGCAGTGGTAGCACTGGCGTTGCCTGTGTCAACACGGGCCGAAAATTCATCGGCATGGAGTTAGACCCCGGATATTTTGAGACGGCTAAGCAGCGCATTAAGGAAGCGCAGAAACAAGTTGTGATGTGACCCGCACAGCGGATTACATACAGGCCCGCGGAAAGCCTGACCAAACCCGCAGCATACCCCGAAAGGGGTATATATGCCGTGCCGCAGTCGCATGAGACGGGGGCGGGATCAAAAGTTTTTATATGAGGTGGTGAGCATGGCTGCACGGCTGACGGATAAGCAGAAGAAGAAAATCATTGCTGACTATGTGCAGCTGGGCAGTTATAACGCTGTTTCGAAGATCAACGGTGTATCCGCTACCACGGTCAAGAACATTGTTTTGAAAAGTGCGGATTTTGTGGAAAAGTGTGAACAGAAAAAAGACGAGAACACCGCCGATATTCTGGCCTACATGGAGAGCCGACGAAAGCAAGTTTGCGACATTATAGAGATTGGGCTTGCTGTGCTCCCAGAAAAAATCCAGACGGCAAAAACAGCTTCTGAAGTTACGACAGCTTTAGGCACACTAATTGATAAATTCACGGCGAATACAGAGCCAAAGCAGGATATCCACCCACTTTTGCGTGACATGTACGAATCGAGGAAACAATGAGCCTTTCCACAAAGCAAATAGATTTTCTGAATCGCCCATTTGACCGCACTCTGGATGTGGCGGAGGGAACGCCAAGAAGCGGCAAGACCACGGCCTGCATCCTGCGGTTCTATGACTTCTTGAACACCTCCAAGGACAGCAATTTCCTGGTGGTCGGTGCTTCACAGCAGCAGGCATTTCGGTTGGTCATGGATGGTGATGGAAATGGCCTGATCCACTTGTTTGGAAGGCAAGCGAACTTGAAGCATGATGACCATGGGGACCACCTGGAGGCTCTGACCTGTTCCGGCGTAAAGAAGATTTATTACAAGGGCGGAGCCAAGGCGGACAGCGACAAGGCTATACGTGGACTCTCCCTGGGTGGAGTGTACTTCTGCGAAATCGATATTCTCCACATGAACATGATACAGGAGTGTTTCCGAAGGACATATGCCGCGCATATCCGATGGCACCTGGCTGACCTGAACCCACCCGCGCCCATGCATCCAGTTATTACAGACGTGTTCGATGTGCAGGACACTCGCTGGACGCATTGGACGGTGGATGACAACCCGATTATCACACCGGAGCGAAAGGAAGAGTTACGCCGGACGCTGGAGAGAAATCCATATCTCTATCAGCGGGACTGGCTGGGAGAACGGTGTATCCCCCAGGGTGTGATTTACTCTATGTTCGACCCAAAGAAGCACATCTTGCCCCGGCTGCCGGATGATGCCCACCCTATTGAGATGTACTTTTCCGGAGACGGTGGTCTGACGGACGCCACAAGTGTGTCATGCAACTTGGTTTGCCGAACAAAGAAGGGACTGGCTCTGTATCGTGTAGCGGGATGGTATTATGACGGCGGCAACAAGGCCATGAGCGTGCAGGCAAGAGAGCTCGCCGGTAAGTTCGCTCCATATTGCCGTGATCGCTGGAATATGCGAGAGGACGCATGGTATATCGACCCAGCATGTAAGGCGCTGCGCAAGGAGTTGGAACTATACGGGATCGACGCACTCAATGCAGACAACAATGGTCACGATGTTAGAGGCGGTCGAAAGGGAATCCAGGTAGGAATTGAGTACGCCCAAAACATGATCCAGGATGGACGATTTTTCTTAGTGGAAAATGAAGAATATGGACATTTGGATTTTCTGAAGGAAATCGGGATGTACTGTGTAGATGAACATGGGAATCCGGTAGACGCCTACAATCACGCAATGGACGAGCTTCGGTACTCCATAAACCACTTTGTTAAGCAGTATATGTACTAAGGAGGTGTGACCTACGGGATTTGTAAAAAACATTCTTCTCTACCTAGCTCAGAAGGTAGGGTTAGAGTTGCAGGACAAGCCCATATATCGGGATGATTACAGCGATATGGGGAATATCTCCGTGACGGCAGTTATTGCAAACAAGGTGGCAACATTAGCCATGCAGGACAGCACCATCACCATTGAGGGAGAGAGCGCACGAGCGAAATTTCTGCAAGGTTTTCTAGACTACTACCTGGGCGACCGAATGGATGTAGCGGCAGAGGTGGCCCTGGGAACTGGAGACTGCATCGTGAAGCCATATACCGATGGAAAGCGCTTGGGCGTAGATATCGTGAAAAATGGGGACTTTGCTGTATGCGAGTCCATTGGAAACGATATTCTTTCCTGTATTTTGAAGGTCGGAGAGATCAAAAACGAGTCCGGCCTATATCAGCGGTACGAGATTCAGATGGTCAAAGAGGCGCAGACTGAGAGCGGACAGGAGACCAGCGCGCTCATCATTCGGAATGTAGCCTTTAAGGGTTCGAGCGAGATCAGACTAGAGCAAGTACCAGCTTGGAGGGACATTCCAGAGGAACAGATCATTCCAAACGTGGACCGCCCACTGTTTGGCCGGTATAAGTCGCCCGCAGTCAACCGAGCAGACGTGAACGGCGTAAATGGTGTGAAGATCACAGCTGGTGTGGATGGTCCTATGGCAAAAGCCGTGGAGGCGTATGAGCGATTTAACCGGGAGTACAGCGCCAAGGAGACAATGATCTTTGCGGACAAGACCCTGTTGACAAAGGACGAAAACGGAAATGTTGTGTTTCCGCAGGAAAAGCGGCGTTTTCTCCAAATGATGCGGGGAGTTGGAGACAATACAAATCCTGGGAAGCTGATTCAGGAATTTTCTCCCGAGATACGTGGAACCGACTTGGAGGTTGGGATCACAGTCAATAACAAAATGGTCGAGCTTCTGTGCGGCCTCTCTCCCGGAATCTTGACTCCGCCTACTACGTCCTATGCTACAGCCACGGAAATGAGGGCGGCTCTCAATTCCACCTTCGCAGTCATCACTAAGTTTCGCCGGGCGCTGGAACGGGGGACGGATGACCTGCTCCGGGCGGTAGATGTGATCGCGAACTATAATAATTTGGCTCCAATCGGGGATTGGGATACACAATACGATTGGTCCGCTTCTTATATCGAGCAGCTGAACGAGCACTTCAATCAGCTGACGGTGGCCGAGGGAATTGGTGCCGTGGATAAGGCGGAGGTCCGAGCTTGGATGATGGATGAGGACTACGAGACCGCAAAGGCCAGAGTAGAGGAGATCGAAGAGGAGACTGGACGCCAGTACATGGAGGAGGCGGCTGTTCAGCCGGTGATAAATGAGCCGACTGCTGAATGAATCTTGGCTGGAGGGCCTGCCGGACAACATTGTTTCAAACCTTGAAGCATTAAACAACTATGTGGTCCAGAGAATTTGTGAGCGAATCAAAAAGATTGGAGACATAGGGGCAGCAGATGCCAATCGGCTGAAAACCGCCATTGAGTATGCGGGGGCGGACCTCAAGGCAATTGAGAAAGAGGTGGCTCGCATTATGGGCATGAATCAGCAGGAAGTGGAAAGGCTGTTCGAGGAGGTGGCGGAAGAAAATGTGGAGTTTTCCAATACATACTACAGGGCCAAAAATATGGACACGCTCCAGAGCTACACATCCCGGTCGGCGCTGTCCTCCTTTGTAGAGGCCGCAATGCGTCAGGCCATGGACGGGACTTCCAATATCTCAAACACTTATATGGTCGGATTTAAGCGTGGGAAACAGACTGTCCCATTGCGAGAATACTATATATCCACCATTGACCGGGCAATCACTTATGTACAGACCGGAGTAGTTGATTATCAGAGCGCCATGCGCTCAACAGTCAAGGAGATGGCCAGAAGCGGACTGCGCCGGGTGACCTGGGAAAGCGGATACTCCCGCCGCCTGGATTCCTCCGCCCGCATGAATATCCTGGAGGGTGTTCGGCGTCTCAACAGTCAAATGATGGAGGAGACCGGACGAGAGTTTGGAGCCGATGGTGTGGAAATTTCCGCCCACGGCCTCTGCGCCCCCGACCACCGCCACATCCAGGGACGGCAGTTCTCCAACGAAGAGTGGGAGAGCATCAACCGCAGCCTCGACCGCCCTTTGGGGACGCTGAATTGCCAGCACTTCGCAACACCTATCGTTTTGGGGGTGTCCAAGCCAGTCTATAGCCGCAAAGAGCTGACGGATATCAATAGACGCTCCTCTGAGCGGATCGAGTACAAGGGCCAGAAGATGAGCCGATACGAGGCCAGCCAGAGACAAAGGCAGATGGAGACTGCTATCCGCTATGCAAAGGACGAAAGGGACGCCATGATAGCCGCAGGGGACAAGCTGGGGGCTACACAGGCCCGAAAGAAATCAGCGGAATTGAGCGCAGAGTACAAGCGTTTTTGCGAACAGGCGGGGCTTACGCCAAGACCGGAAAGGACAAGGTCCATGACGGGACCAACGGTGCAGAGAGTTTGATGGTTAATATGAGAAAAACCATCAACTACCGATAAATACTCGGCGACTGATGGCTCATTCTCAATTAGATTTCTGCACACTTAGCGATATCTGCGCGGATAAGGCTCTTGATATATCCGGCTTTGCTGGGAACACTGTTCAACCTCTGAATAATGTCTTGTTCCGTGGTTTCCACCAACCGGACCGTCAATATCTTTGTGTGCGCCTTGTGATAACGGTCCTGCGGAGTTTCTTTCCGTTCTTTAATGGGTATCGGCCCCTTTCAAAAGGTTGGGGCCGGTTCCCCGGCCCCGTGGTGATTACTGCTGGGAACCTGTGATATAGGCATCAATCAGCTTCTCCAGCTCGGCGGCGGTGTAGGTCTTATCCGGGTCTTGCTTCAAAATTCGGAGTAAGTCATACGCCATAGCCTTTTGAACATCCTTGCGCTCGTTTTCAGTAGGCATTTAATTTTCCCCCTTTCTGATTATAGTATAGCATAGGTATATACCTATGTCAAGGGAAATTTCAGATTATTTTGATAAAACCCGCACCCGCGGATTTTATACAACTTCCCTCTTAGCGTGGAGGTTTAACTACGCTCGTTCCCCATATCGGTGTGGGCGCACCGGATTTATAAATCAAAGTCCTTTAGGGAACGGAAAGGAACAACATGGATTTTACCAGCATTTTCAACGGAGAGGCTTTGACCCTGGCACAGTTCAACGAAAAGACAAAGGGAATGAAACTTGCAGATTTGTCCACAGGTGAATATGTGGCAAAGGGAAAGGACAAGGAACAAAAGGAGGAAATCGAGTTCTTAAAGCGACAATTGGCCGAAAAGGACGAGACAATCTCCAACCTGGAAAAGGCTAAAGGTGACTCCGCTGCTGTCCAGGCCGAGCTTGAGAAGTACAAGCAGGCCGAAGCCGAGCGGGCCAAGCAGGAGAAAGAAGCGCAGATGGACGCGATCCTCACACAGACCGCAGAGAGCGCCCTGGAGGGCCGGGAGTTTGTCAACGAGTACACCCGCGCTCACTTCCTGGGAGAGCTGAAGAAAGCGATCCAAGACCCTGCCAACAAGGGTAAAAAGCCCGCCGACCTGTTTGCCGACATGACCAAAGACGTGGATGGCATTTTCCGAAACCCACAGCATGAACCGCTGAAAATTGCCGGAGTGACCAAGAGCGACACAAGCGGCAACATGACCAAGGACCAAATCATGAGCATTAAAGATGCCTCAGAGCGTCAGGCCGCTATCGCCGAACACCTAGATCTATTTAGAAAGGATTGATAAACACCATGGCAGCAAAAGATAATTTGACCAAAACCGCTGACATCCAGTCCACCGCGCGCGTCATTGATTTCGTGACCCGTTTCGCCCGGAACTGGGAGCACCTGCGGGAGATCCTGGGCATCATGCGCCCTATCCGCAAAGAGCCGGGCGCGATCCTGAAGAGCAAGACTGCCTCTGTTACCCTTCAGAGCGGGAACGTTGGAGAGGGCGAGGAGATCCCATACTCCAAGGCTACGGTCATTGAGACCCCCTATGAGGAAATGACTGTGGAGAAGTATGCCAAGGCTGTGTCTATTGAGGCCATCAAGACCTATGGATATGACGTGGCCGTTGGCATGACTGATGATGCGTTTCTGTATGAGCTTCAGGACAACGTGACCAGACGCTTCTACGCCTACTTGAACACCGGCAAACTTGCCAGCTCTGAGACCACTTGGCAGAGAGCTCTTGCTATGGCTAAAGGTCTTGTGATCAACAAGTTTAAGCAGATCCACCGGACCGTCACCAATGTAGTGGGATTTGCTAATGTGCTGGACCTCTACGACTATCTGGGCGACGCCAATATCACCGTCCAGACAGCTTTCGGCTTCCAGTATGTGCAGAACTTCATGGGCTTCTCCACCGTGTTCCTGCTGTCTGACGAGGAGATCCCCCGTGGCCGAGTGATTGCAACCCCTGTGGAGAACATCGTTCTCTACTATGTGGACCCGTCTACCAGTGACTTTGCAAGGGCTGGTCTGGTCTATACCACGGACGGAGAAACGAACCTGATTGGTTTCCATGTGGAGGGGAATTACCACACCGCCGTGTCTGAAAGCTTTGCCATCATGGGCATGACCCTGTTTGCGGAGTATTTGGATGGTATTGCGGTCATCGATGTGGACACCACGCCCACCCTTGGGACGCTGACGGTTCAGAGTGCGGAGGGAACCGATTCCGGCGACACCAAACTGACTGTTACCCCGGCGAAGGAGACGGCGACCAATGTCTATAAATACAAAACCGATCCCTCTACGGCTCCGGTAGTTACTTACGGTCAGAGCGTACGCAACTGGACTACCTGGGATGGTGTGTCTGACATCACCGCCACCACTGGACACAAGATCACCGTGGTCGAGGCGGACAGCACCTATAAGGCGCAGAACTCCGGGAACACCACTGTGGCCTCTAAGACCTAATGTGAAGGGGGAAGGCATGATGTGTGGCTATATCACCTATGACCAATATAAGGCGCTTGGGGGGGAAGCTAATGCATCCGCCTTCCCCCGCCTTGAAATTTTGGCAAGGAAAAAGCTGGATTACTGGACACAAGGAAGGATCAAAGAATCAGATGATGATATCCGTCTTTGTATGTTTCTTATCATTGACGCCATGAAGAAGGTTGAGAGTGGATATGTCAATGTAGCAAGTACCAACAACGATGGTCTGACTGTCAGCTATGCTTCCGCTCGTACAGAGGAGCAAATGATGGGCTCTGTATATGACCAAATCGTGGAGATACTTCCCGTTGAGCTGGTCAGTTTGGAGGTTTGGACATGACCCCCCTATTTCGTGAGACTGTGACTATCCTGAATCGCCGGGTGGCGGAGGATGGAGACGGCCTGGATGTCTGGAAGAAAACCGTACTGACCGGCTGTGTGTTTGTCCGTACCACCGTTAGGAGTGTTTCAGGTGCCGATGTATCTATAGGGCAGACGGTGACCGTCCGCATTCCGGAATCGCCGAATTATCATCCGTACCAGGAGTGGAAAGGAAACATGAAGGGATTCACGGCCTCTGTCGGTGACATCGTGGTACATGGGAAGGTGACGGAGGACGTAAACCCGGACAATATACGGGAATTGATTGGAAAATACGAGTTTATGACCGTCCGCTCCGTCCGGGACAACACAGGGCTGCCATTGGGACACATCCATCTGGAGGGCGTATGAAGATCAGTGTTGAGGTTTTTAATCCGAAGAAAACCTTCAAGCGCATTTTTTCGGATGAAGTCAGGAAATATGCCCATACCCGACTGCATGCCTATTGCTCTCCCTACGTCCCAATGGACAGTGGTGCGCTGGACCAGACGGTAGACATCACTCCTAACTATGTTCACTATAAATCTCCATATGCTCATTTTCAATGGGATGGCAAGGTGTTTGTGGATGAAAGAGGCAGCACTTACGCAAAACGGAATACCAGCAAACACGCTACGGATAGACATCTAAAATACTCTCCAGACAAACACCCACTTGCGACCTCTCACTGGGAACGGGCTGCCATGAAAGCCAAAGGCGGCCAACTGGCGGAGGATATCGAACAGTACATCAAGAGGAAGTGACTTTATGGCGAACAAAAACAAGGAGATCTTAGAATTTCTGGAGCAATGCCCCGCCGTGAAGTCTTTTCTCTACTTTAACAGTTCAACGGACAAAGCTGGGCGCGTCAGTGTCGAAACCGTGTACAGTGATGTATGGGAAAAGAGATTTGTGCGTAACTCTGGGATCAAGGTCTATGAGTTTGCTGTTGTGCAAATGCTGCCGCAGGATCAGGGTACAAGCGACACGAACGCAGAGCAGGCACAGTCCGTCCAAGACTTTATGGACTGGATCGATGATCAGAACAGAGTCAGAAATTTCCCCAAATTTCAAGGATGTCAAGTTTTAAGTATTGAAAATCTACAAAACATGCCGAATCTGGCGGGCGTAAACGAGGCGGGAACGGTTGCCAAGTATATGTTCCAGGTCAGAGTTAGGTATTACACAAAAGGAGTGAAAGAATCATGAAAGTATCTGAGCTGATGGCTGGATATACTCCCGATGATGAATTTGAAGGGTTTGCCACAAATGACGACTGGGTCCTTGCGGTTGGTATTGGAGAGACCACAAGTGAAAAAGACTACACCGTGGTACAGCAGGGTATTGCGGGACTTGACCCGCAGATGAACCCCGTGACTCAGGACAAGCAGTACATTCGAACCGGCCTCTCTACTTCCAAAACCGGGACCCAGCGCACCTTCGCGATCACCGGAGATCGATATATCGGAGATGCGTTCCAAGATTACTGCTTCGGTATCAATATTGCCCACGGAGTCGGACAGAAAGTAGTCGTTCCCTATATTTATTTCTCCATTCTGACAGGCAAGGGAGAAAAGGGTACGGTTTCTATTATCGTCAATTCTGACGGCGGCGGAAACGCTGGCGAAAATTCTTCTATTTCCATCGACTTGCGGAGCGTTGGGACCGCACCTACTGAGTACACCTATTCTGCCGTATAAGGAGAGAGCGAAATGAACTATAAAGTTTCTATTCTCGGAAAGAATTACGATCTTCCTGCGCGGACGTTGGCCGTAGATGAAAAAATCGAAGCTGTGGCAAAAATCGACCAGGAATACCGCAATGGGGAGATCACCCGGCGGGAAGCCGTTCAGAGGCTGCATATGTTCGTTGATGATCTGGCCCCTGGCTCTCTCCCTGATGTGGAAGATGTGGACACCAACGATCTGATGAGGGCTTGTGAGGATATCATCACAGCATATGACGCTCCGGCGCGAAAGGCCAGGATTGAAGCAAAGATGGCCGAAGCGCGGGAGGCTCTGAATCGGCCCGAGTTACAGAAGCTTCTCGCTTTGTACAATTTGAAGAAATGAGCCTGTATAGGGAGCCGCCGGAAAGCGTTACGGTCCAAGGAAAGGAATATCCAGTAGATACGGATTTTCGCCGTTGGATCGAGTTCCAGGGGATGCTCGTGGCTAAAGAGGATGACACAACGAAAGCGGAACGGCTCTGTGGATTTATGAAATCCCTGGGCCTTCCGCCCTCTCAAGAGTCCCTGGAGGCCATGATGGAATTTTATTCAGCAGCATCACAGGAAAAGCCAGGAGCAGGCAAAGCACGGCCCCAGGCATTTGATTTTGAACAGGACAGCGAGTTCATTTTCTCCGCTTTCTGGGAGTGCTATGGGATCGACCTTAGTATAGTCAAATTGCATTGGTGGAGATTTAAGGCGTTGTTCAAGTCCTTGCCACAGGACTGTGAGATATGCCGCATCATGGGATATCGGACAGCTGACATGAAAGATGTCCCAAAGCATCAAAAACAATTTTATCGGGAGATGAAAGCGCGGTATGCCTTAAATGGCGGGAATCCCGCATACAGAACCGAACAGGACATGAAGGACTATGTTAAAAGACGATACGAAGAAGCGCAAATTCGTATGTCCCTACTGCGGGGTGGTGGACAGTCGGGTGATGCTGGGTCCAAAAGCTAAATCAATTGACATTTGGATGAAGTGCAAAATCTGCAAAAAAATATTTGAGTTAAAAGTGCCGTAGTGCCATAGCCCCTGGAGGTGGCATAGTTGGCGAATGACGGCACTGTAAAAATCGGAACCGATATTGATGACAAAGGGTTTAAGTCTGGCCTCTCTAAACTGGGCGGTGTTGCAAAAACAGCGGTAAAGGGCACTGTAACAGCTATTGCAGGCGTTACTGCAGCCGCAACAGGTGCCGTTGCTGGTCTACTTTCGCTAGAATCAGCTACCGAAGAATATCGGATTGCACAAGGCAAACTGAACACAGCTTTTGAAGCAGCCGGTTATGGTCCAGAGACTGCTTCCAAAGCATACAGTGACTTCTATAAAATATTGGGGGATACAGATACAGCCACTGAAGCGTCCCAACTTTTGGCGAAGCTGGCGGAGAATGAAGAGGATGTATCCACATGGACCAATATCGCCGCCGGCGTATTTGGCACCTTTGGCGACTCTCTTCCAATCGAGGGCTTGATTGAGAGCGCCAACGAGACAGCGAAGGTCGGTCAGGTAACCGGTGTCTTGGCTGATGCACTTAACTGGGCCGGTATCTCCGAGGATGAATTTAATGAAAAGCTGGCCGCCTGTACATCGGAGAGCGAGCGCAACCAGCTTATTATGGATACCCTGTCCGGGACCTATGACGAAGCGAGCGAAGCCTTTTACCGGAACAATGAGGCGCTGATCCAGGCCCGGGAGAACCAGATCCTGCTCGATGATACGCTGGCCCAGCTGGGGGAGACCGTATCCAGGGTAAAAAACAATCTGTTGGCGGAGTTCCTTCCCTCCATTGCCAGCGTCGTTACAGCCTTTAACGACCTAGTGAATGGGGTGGATGGAGCGGACGAGGCTCTTTCTAGTGCTATTGGTAATATGGTCACGGCACTAGTAGAGAAGCTTCCAGAGTTTTTATCCTTTGGCGTTGATGTTCTCCAAGCAATTCTCCAGGGCATAATTGACAACCTTCCAATATTGCTGGATGGCATGGTCCAGATTGTCCAAGAAATTGGAGCATCGCTACTTGAATTAGCTCCATCCCTTGTTGATGCTGGGCTGCAATTACTCACGTATATTGCAGAAGGAATAGAGCAAGGCATTCCTGAACTATCGGAAAGAATACCTGAAATTATTACCGGATTTCTGGAATACATGCAAGAGGTCTTTCCGGAGTTCCTGGATGTCGGGATAGAGATACTGAAAAATATAGCGGAAGGGGTTCAAGATGGACTTCCTGATTTGGTAGAACAAATACCAAACATCATCACATCTTTCTTGAATATTCTATCCGAAAATTTTCCCCAAATAGCAAATGCGGGAGTAAATATTATATATAAATTAGCTGATGGAATTATCCAGTCAATTCCAAGCCTATTGGAGAATCTTCCTCAGATTATTTCCGCAATTGTTGACTTTATAGTGGACAATCTTCCATCCATTGTAAGCGTTGGAATGGATTTGATTTTCGCCCTGGTAAGCGGATTAATTCAAGCCATCCCATCTATTGTTCTTGCTATACCAGATATCATTGAAGCCATTATCGACGGGCTTTCTCAACTTCCTGGCATGCTTTTCGATATTGGTGTCAATATCATCCAAGGTTTGATAGACGGATTCCTCTCCATGGTCGGGAATGTGGTAGATGCCATCGGCTCTGTTATCGATGCGATTTTTGGGACCGCAGAAAAAGAGGCAGAAGTACACTCCCCATCTAAGCGAGGAGAGCGGCTGGGTAAAAATATAGATCAGGGCCTAGCTAATGGACTGGAGGGCAACATATCGGCGGTTAAAAACGCCGTATCCAACTTAGATGTGCTCAGTGAATTAGAAAAGTCTATGCCAAATTTTGAACGGCGTATCACTTTGATAAACGATGGAATGGTCCCCGCCTCCGTCTCAGCATCGGTTCCCCGGTCCCAGAGCGAACAGACCGAAAGCGGCTCGAGCCGGGCTGGCGGCGGGGAGCAGAGAGTCAAGTTGGATATCGGGTTTTATCCCAGGGAGGCGGCGAAGTTCCTGAGACCGTATATGAGAGGCGAAGATAAGCGCACAGGAGAAGATCTGGTGGAGTGAGACAATAATGAGCTATATCTTTACATTGGATGGGACTGGGTACAACGTTGGAGTAGAATCCATTTCCAGAAAAGCAAGAATTGCGGACGGCCAAAATTCAGATGATGCACTCTCAGGATACCATTGGCGCGATTTACAAGGGACATTTTACGACTATAAAATCGTCATTTCTGCGGATGGAATGAGTAGGGAGGAATATGATTCTTTCTACGAAGTTCTTACGGCCCCTGTTGACAGCCATGTGGTAGTGGTCCCATACGGACAAACCACATTATCGTATGAGGCATATATCGAAATAGTAGAAGATGAAGTGGAGTATATGGATGATGGAACATGCTGGGGAGGGCTGACCGTCACATTTTACGCCAGAGAGCCAAAGAGGGTGCCAACATGAATCAGATTCTCTACAACGGAAAGCTATATTCGTCAAAGGACATCTTTTCCGGTAATGTTGGGATCTCCATGTCTCTAAGATCCTCTTCTTTGGAAGCTAATACCCTTTCCGCAGAGGTAAGGGATTCTGGAAATACATTTTCTAATTTTGCCAGAAACACTCCTCTTAAATGGCTGTATGATGGGTTGCAAAAAGGGATTTTTTACCTTCAAGAGGTAGAGCGGATAGGCCCTGCACGTTACAGCATGTACGCAACCTCGGCCATCGGAATCCTGACTGAAGGAATCCACTACGGGGGGATCTACAACGGGCAGACGGCTCAAACGGTAATCTCTGACATCTGTGGAACCATTCCTTTTTCGATCCAGAACAAATATAAGGATATCAAACTTTACGGGTGGCTCCCGGTATCTACACCAAGAGACAATCTGGTTCAAGTGCTTATAGCAATAGGTGCCTGGGTAAAAACGGATCTAAATGGGGTTTTGCGGATTGAAGGACTTTGGGACGGAATATCAGAGAACATCAATCAAGATTATCTCCTTAAAGGTTCAAAGATTTCGAAAACAGCAAAAATTACCCAGGTAGTGGTTACTGAGCATCAATATGTAGAGGGAGGAGAACAGACAAGTCTATTTGAAGGTGTCACAGCACAAGGAGATATTATTACATTTAGAGATCCCATGTATAGTTTATCGGCTCAAGGCTTCTCGATCCTCGAAAGAGGGAGCAACTATGCGAAATTATCAGGTGGGTCTGGAAAGCTTACAGGTCGAGCATACATCCATAATACACGAGAGATCGTGCGAGATGTAGCGGCGGCAGAAGAAGAGAATGTTAAGAGGGTAAAAAATGCGACCCTGGTATCACTTGTGAACTCTGCTTCAGTTGCATACCGACTTGTAAACTACTTCAAATGGACGGAGACAATAGATTCCCCCGTAATATATCAAGGAGAAAGTTGCGGGGATTGTGTTACTGCATGGCATCCATACGAAAAAAAGAATGTCTCCGCTTGCCTGGAGTCTGCGGATATTGATTTTTCAAACACACTAAAGGCAACGGAAAAACTTCTGATTGGTTTTGCTCCTCCCCAATTCGAACAGAATCAAACATACGATAAACACGAAATTCTCACAGGCTCTGGGACCTTTACCTTCCCGGAAGGAACTACCTCAGCAAGAGCTGTATTGATTGGCGCGGGTGGTGCTGGTTTTGATGGGAGCCCGGGTGGAGATTCGACCGAGACCTGGGAAGACGAAGAGATCAAGACGACCAGGATCAACCTGACTGCCCCCACCACCTCGGCAAGCGACTCCAGCAATGTGAGCAACAGAGGAGCGGGAACGCCCGGGAACGGAGGAGCAGGAGGTGCCGCCGGAACACCGGGAAAGGTGTATGAGGTGACATTCAGCCCAAGTAGTGGGTCCAGGATATCGTATGCGTGTGGAGTCAAAGGCACTTCAAATGGAGCCCTCGGTGGAGCAACTACTTTCGGAAGTTATTCATCGAACAGTGGCAGCACGAGCTCTGCTGGCTATACGGACATCATAACCGGAATCACATACGCTAAGAGCGGTGACAGCGGAGCAGACGGCGGAAAAGGCGGTTCGGGTGCTGATGGCGAGAGTGTTGGCGACGTGTCAGGAGGAAAACAGGAACCTTCTGGCTCGGCAACCAGAAGCGATTCTGATACACAACGTGCTTCAAGTTCAAATATGTATATGGACATTGACGCGACCGCAAATTTCTCCCTGGGAGCCGCCGGCGGAGGCGGGGCTGGAGGAAACTCCGGCAGCAATTCTGGAACTCCTGGGGGTGATGCAGAAGTCGGAAGTGTGCGCTTAAGCATCACAACAGGATACATAAACGCATTTGTGTACCCAAACAAGGGTGGAACGGGTGGAGACGGTGCGGATGGGGCTGATGCATCCGTCTATGGATGCTCTGGTTCTGGTGCCGGAGGAGGCGGCGGGGCCGGAGGGGATAGCTCTGCATCTTCAAATGTCTCAGCGCAGTATTACGTCTATAACATCACGACTCAAACTAGAACTGATTTCAGTATCAACAATAATGCTGGCGGTGCCGCTGTTAGAAAAGGCGGAGCCGGTGGCAAAGGTGGAGCTGGCGCGGACGGCTGCATCATCCTGTATTACGGCGTTACGACTCCGGTCCAGGACGGCCAGCTCAAGGACAAAAACGGCCTGATGCTGCTGGACAAGTACGGCAGACGGCTCATTGTATAGGAGGGTAGACATGGCAACGATAGACGAACTGGATGCCCAGGTGGCACAGCTCAGGGCGGAAGTGGAGCAGCTGCGGGGGCAGATCGCCAGTGCGGGAGTCAATGCTCTGGCTGCGGCTCCCTCTGGCTATTACATGCTCAAATACAGCGGCGAAGAGATAGACACGAAACTAGGCAAGATTTGATGGAGGTGATCGCTGTGCTCTATATGCAGGACTGGCATATTTGTGTCCCGGCAGATTTTTCGCTGGGGTTTGAGGGGGACAACAATGCCGTTACCCTGGAGATCAGCACAGATCTGCCGGAAGGCTGGGACCTGAAGGTCGATGTGGCAAAAGATGGAGAGAAAAACATCATCCAGCTCAACCGCAGAGATAACGTCTACTATGCACTCCTCACCTCCTCCATGCTGGCGGATGATGGGGTCTACGAGATGCAGGTGCGGGGGACATTGGGAGATCAGGTCCGGCACAGCAATATTTTCCTATCCCATGTGCATAACTCCATCAACGCCACAGACGCCTTCCCCCCTCCCCTGCCCTCTGAATTTGAGCAAATGGAGGACAGGCTCACCAGCATCAACAATAATCCGCCCCAGCCCGGCGAGAATGGATACTGGCTGGTCTGGGACCCTGATGACATGGAGTACAAGGAGTCTGATATCCCTCTCCCCGCGGAAGGTGGGACTGTTGGGATTACAGATTACAATAAGCTCAAAAACAGGCCCAGCATCAACGGCGTAGAACTGATCGGAAATAAAACATCAGACGAGCTCAAAATACCGGCAGGAGAAAAGGGCGAGAAGGGCGACCCCGGTCCAGAGGGGCCGGCTGGACCAAAGGGGGACCCGGGACCGACCGGACCGCAAGGCCCAGAGGGGCCAGTTGGCCTACAAGGGCCGAAGGGAGATACCGGCGAACAAGGCCCGGCCGGCGAGCAGGGACCTCCGGGAGAGCGTGGACCGGAAGGCCCCCAGGGTCCGAAAGGCGACCAGGGCGAGCAGGGAAAGCAAGGACCTAAAGGAGACCAGGGAGAACCCGGCCCGCAGGGACCCGCCGGAATAGACGGGACCTCATTTGTAGTGAGAGACCGCTTTGATACCCTGGAGGAACTGAAATCCGCCCACCCCATTGGTGAGCCTGGGGATGCTTATGCCGTGGGCTCGGAAGATGACAACACGATCTACATCTGGTCGGAAGACCTGATGAACTGGAAGAGCATCGGCAAGCTCCAGGGGCCAGCGGGACCGCAGGGCCCGAAGGGAGAGCAAGGACCAAAGGGAGAGCCCGGGGAACAAGGAGAGATCGGCCCGAAAGGCGATACAGGCCCCGCCGGTCCGCAGGGCGAGCAGGGTCCTAAAGGCGATAAGGGAGAGCCTGGGGAGACAGGTCCAAAAGGAGATGTGGGCCCAGAGGGGCCGCGAGGCCAGCAAGGCATCCAGGGCCCTCCCGGTGAGAAGGGAGACACTGGCGACCAGGGTCCAAAGGGAGATCAAGGAGAGCAAGGACCTGAAGGGCCTGCTGGAGCTCAGGGGCCCATTGGGCCAGAAGGTCCCAGAGGGGAACAGGGCCCACAAGGGGAGCCCGGTCCGAAAGCAGAGCCGTTTTCGGTGACCCTTACGGGATCTGGATGGGCTGAAAACGAGCAAACGGTGAGCCACGATAAGATTTTAACGGGTGCTTATTCCTACATCGTATGTCCGGCTGAAGGATCATATATGGCTTATGCCACAGCTATTGTGAGGGCAAAGGATGTGGGCACAAACGGACAAATGACCTTTGTGTGTACGGAGACACCCGAAGCGGACCTTGTGGTAAATATCCTTAGAGTGGAGGCGCAAGATGGTATTTAACATGGTGGGCGGCGCAGGCGGTGGTATCAAGCTGGAGAGCATTGCCATCACGACACCGCCTGACAATATCACATATCTCCCCGGAGAGGTCTTTGACCCTGCGGGGATGGTGGTCACGGCGTCGTACTCCAACGGGGCCACCCTGACGGCTACCGGCTGGACCTACTCCCCCAGCGGAGCACTGCCGGAGGGGACGAGTGAGGTGGAGATCATCTACACCGAGGCTGGGGTAACAAAGACCGCTGTGCAGGCCATCACTGTGGAGCGTGGGACCATCTCTGTGCCCACGGTATCTGGGAGCCTTACATACAATGGACAAGCCCAGAGCCCTACCCTGACGGGATACGATGCAGACAAGATGGTCCTATCCGGCGACACGTCCGGCACGAATGCTGGGAGCTATACGGCGGTGGTCACCCCAACAGAGCAGTACAAGTGGGCGGACGGAAGCACGGAGGCGAAGGATATCCAGTGGTCTATTGCTAAGGCCACCCCCAGCATCACGTTTGACCCGGCATCTGTGAGCCTGGATACCTCCACCACATCTCAGGCGGTGGCTGTCACCTACACGGGGGACGGCACTCTGTCCGCACAGTCTGATAACTCCGGCGTAGCTACAGCATCCCTGGAGGGGACAACCCTGACAGTAACAGGTGTGGAGACCGGCAACACGGCCATCCAGGTATCGGCCAGCGAGGGGACAAACTACACGGCGGCCAGCGCCTCTCTGAGCGTGGCGGTGCAGTTTGCGATTATCATTCCGGTGGTTCCAACACAGAGCGGAAGCCTGACATACAAACCATATACGTTGCAAACAGTATCATGGAACAACTACGACCCGGATCAGCTGACCATTGGAGGGAGTGTCAAAGGCACCAATGCAGGGACTTACACCGCAACATTTACTCCTAAGCCCGGCTACCAGTGGTGGGATGGGACTACGGAGACGAAAAACGCGACGTGGACGATTAGGCAGGCGAACAACTCCGCTACTTTTTACCCAGATGATACCCAAACACTAAATGCAAATAAAAGGTCTGTTACCATTACTGTGACACCCCAATATGGAGAAATCAGCGCAAGCTGGATGGACCCAGACTATTCTCAATATGCTGATATTTCGGTAGACAACAGTTCGGCTGTTAGTGACGGATACTGCTACATCACAGTATCGGCAAAAAAGCAGGTTCCAGCGGAAATAGGCAAGATTGGTTATTATGTAGAAACCGAAGGATCTACTAATTATGTCACAGTAAATTATGGAAAGTACGTTAAAATCGAATCCCTCACCTCCGTCTTCGGCGTCTCCTGGGACAGCTCCCAACCATCCACCGCCCTGACCCGTCTGACCAAAGCCAACGATCCCAACAAGCTGGTCACTGTTGACATCACAACCGAGCCAGTACCCGCAGTTGGGACAGGCTCAGGGTCCTCACCATTCGACAAATATATGCCGTGGATGGGGATGGAGGAGTATAACATCGTTAATACTTCTGGAAAAGTTTTAAACAAGAAAGGCGAATCTGGATTTACAAGGACAAACATTAGTGTGCCCGTAATGGTAAAAATCCCAGAGTTTTACTACAAAATCGAAAAGAGCGGAAGCATCTTCCGATATTACGTTGCGGATGGGCCAGTAGACGGACTTTCTTTGCATCCGGGAAGCGGTGATAATTATTTGGGGAGGTATGAGGCCGGTGAAGCATCGTCGGGTACAATGGGGCTTATTCTTGCCAGCTATTCCGGTACGACCCCGAGTGTGAGCAAAACAAGAAGCACATTCCGGGATTACGCCAGAAACATGGCCTCCGGCTTCCAGCTCCGTGACATCGCCGCATGGTGCGCTTATGATTTGTTGTATCTGGTCGAATACGCCGATTGGGAGGGTCAAAAGAAGATAGCTCAGGGCCTCGTCAACAACCCATCAGTCAACAAAACTGGATTGACCGACGCCATGGTCTACCACACCGGAAGAGCAAACTCGAGTGATAATAGTGCGGTGCAGTACCGTTGGATTGAGAACCCGTGGGGGAATGTTCGGGAGTGGGTAGATGGAATCAACTTCCAAAACCGGACTGCTTATATCTGCACCGATCCTACCAAGTATGCTGACGACACCACCGCCAACTATACCTCCACCGGTGTCACTCTCAGCTCCACCACTGGCTGGATCAAAGGCTTGGGCCTATCCACCGATTTTCCGTGGGCCTATCTACCTAATGAGCCCGGAGGTAGTTCGACTACCTACATCCCGGACTATATGTACTCCGGCGGCGGCTGGCGTGTGCTTAATGTCGGAGGTTCCTATAGTAAGCGCTTGAATGGCGGTCAGTTTTACTTCGACGCGAGTAACACGTCATCGGACAAGAACTCCGACCTCGGCGCCCGTCTCCAGTTCCGGGAGGTGAAATCATGAGAGTAAGAGGCGATAACGACCCCGGCACGTTCTCCATTGAGGCCATGCCCAATAAACCCGGATGGTGTCTGGTGCGGTTCTATGAGAATGTCGAAGAATACCATGAGCAGTTGGACGAGACCACCATCACGGGCTGGGAGTATGACGAATATCACCTGGAACAGCCCACCATCTCCCGGGAGGATATCGAGGGCAACCTTGAGGTCTATCTGAGAGCGGCGAAAGAGGCCGAGGTCACCCCAGAGAGCCGCCTGGAGGATGTGGAGCAAAACAAGGCAGACAAGCAGGAGGTCGCCGCAGTATGGGACAGCATGGCGGCGGCGTACCAGGAAGGGGTGCAGAGCGCATGACAACCAAAGATTTGGTCCTCAGCATAATGAGGTCCCAGGGTGCGGCAGACGCCCTTGACCTGCGAAGCCGGGCCTCCGATCTTGACGGCACAGCAATCATTGCCGAGGAGAGCAAGACCCCCGTATTTGACCCGGAAAAGGACTACTCAGGATGGCCCATCGGGGCCCCGGTGAGGGACGGTGAGCAGCTGTATAAGCTCCTCCAGCCCTACAACGCCTCCACATGGCCTGACCAGAGGCCGGCGGACCTCCCTGCCCTGTGGTCTATCTGCCACACCAAAGACCCCTCCAAGGCAAAAGAGTGGCTGGCACCCAACGGCACCAGTGGCATGTACATGTCTGGGGAGTGCTGCGTGGATGGCGGCGTAGTATATCGCTGCCTGACGGACAACACCGTACATAGTCCAACAGATTACCCGCAGGCGTGGGAAAGGGTATAAAAAATCCCCCCCTGTACGGATAGGAATACAGGGGGGAAACATCCGATTGTCGAAAAAAGGGGGTAACCTTTTCAGAGTTGGTCGGATGTGGCGTTATTATAGCACATCAAAATAGGGCCTGCAAGAGGAGAGCAAAAATTTTGTCGAAATGGAGATACTTACCTGATGGACGATAAATGCTTGATTGACCCACAGAGGGATTGCCTTGGACTCCAAAAGGCAAACATGCTGGAGCGGCAGATGGAGAAAATGCAGGAGCAGGCAAGAGATACCCACAATAAGCTGTTTGACCGAATAAGAGACCTGGAAAAAGCGGAAGCAGCCAGGAACGAGCAGTACGAGAACATCATGGGGAAACTGGACAAGTTGATCGCTTGGCAGGAGGCAGAACAAGCGGCCCCAAAGAAGAGATGGGATTCCATCAAGGATAAGGCCGTCTGGGCTGTATTGGCCGCAGTGATTGCTTTCCTGCTGGGAAGGATCGGCCTATGAGCACGCAGATGATCCTGGCCGTTGTATCGGCGTTCTCGCTGGCCTGCGTGTTCTGTCTGGGGCTGTGGTGGCTGTCCACCCACCGGTCCAAAAGGGGGTGCATGGAGACCATGAAAGCCGCCGTCTGGCTGTGCCTGTTCAATGGCTGCGCCTGGGTGTGGTGCTCCTATCTGCTGGCCTATCTGGGTCGTGAGCAGATCGCAGAACAGCTATCTGGGAAAGCCGTCACAGAGATCATTGCCGTGATCCTGGCTTACGCCATCAAATCACTGGTGGAGAATCTGAGCAAGAATAATAATTGGCCCGATAAGGCCAGAAAGGATGAAACGACCCATGAATGAACTGACCAACTATCTGCCCATGCTGCTGGCCCTGGTGCTGGCGCTGACCCTGGTGACCAACATCATCGTACAGGTGCTCAAGAGCCTGCTGTACGATATGCTCCCCACCAACCTGCTGGCCTTCCTGGTGGCCGCGGTAGTGACGGTGGGGGCGGGCTTCGGCCTGTGGTCCTATTACCGCTTTGCCATCACCGGCTGGATGATCGTGGCGCTGATCGCCCTCATCTTCCTGGTAGCCTTCTCCGCAATGTTCGGTTATGACAAACTGATGCAGCTGATGGAGCAGGCGGGGTGGATCAAGGCACAGAGGTGAGGAGGCGCACTATGGCAACCGCTGAAAAGATATTGGAGATCGCCCGGTCGCAGATCGGGGCCAAAGAATCCCCGGCCAAGAGTGATAATGTGAAATACAACACTGCCTACTATGGCAGGGAGGTATCCGATGGCAAACACCCCTGGTGCGCCGTGTTCGTCTGGTGGGTGTTCCGGGAGGCCGGGGCTCCCGAGTTGTACTACGGCGGCGGAGAGACCGCCTACTGTCCCACGCTGATGTCCTTCCACAAGAAGCAGAAGGTGACTGACTACCGGCCAGGAGACATCGTGTTCTTCAACTTCTCCGGCAGAAGCTCCGCCGGACATGTTGGCATCTGCGAGAGCTGGGACGGGACCTACATCACCACCATTGATGGCAACACCGGAAGCGCCAGTGAGGACAACGGAGGGGCGGTACTGCGCCGCCGGAGACACAAGAAATTCATTGTGGGGGCATATCGCCCCGAATATCAGGAGGATGATGATATGACTCAGGATCAGTTTAACAGCTTTATGGACAACTATTTGAAAGCGAAAGCGAAGGAACCGGCCAGCGACTGGGCAAAGCCGTTTATTGATACGGCAATCGATGTCGGAGCTATGACCGATGTGGGCGGGACGATCGAGCGGCCCAAGTCGTGGATGACCCGTGAAGAGCTGTCCGTGGTGGTTGCAGCGCTGGCAAGGAAGGGATAAAGAAAGGACGTGGAGCATGGGCGGAAAAGTGAAGCTTCCTCCAGAATTGGCTGACCTTTTACGCTCTGATCTGGAACGTGCAATTTACGAGGCGGCCCTGCACCGGGACGATGATTTGATTGCCAGACGCTGTATTATTGAAAAATCAGCACAAGTCGATGTTGCGGCTGAGTTGGGCTGGGATAGGTCAACAGTGTCTCACCACCTTTCGTACATAATGGATGAAGTGAAGCGGTCCGCAAGTAGAATTGCACAAAAAGAAGGAGTCGGGAATTGACCCGGCTCCTTTTTATTGGTATAATTCGGCTGTGGAAACCCACCGTCTACTGTCGAGTTTTATCCGCCTTTGTAGATGGTGTGCGGTTAAAAAAGACGGTTGCCTGACCATCCCGCGAGAGCGGAAAGGAAGGCGAAATATGTAGCCTCGCGGGAAATAATTCCTCGGGAGGTGATACATATTACTTTGACTTTCACCTTTGCAGTTTTGGGTGCCATTGGCTCCATTGCAAGCATTGTGTCCCTCGTGCTCTATGTGCACGATAGAAAGAAGAAGTGAGCCGTCTGCTGCAACAGAACGGCTCATGGATGTTTGAGGGCTAAGCCCTCGGCCCTGTAAGTCTTATGTATGTGGCAACCGTCTGGGTTTCCACACTTTTATTATACCCCAAAGAAAACGAATGTCAACTATGCAGAGTAACGAAGTTACGTCGTTACGTATTTCACATAAATCCCACATAACTCCCACACAACTCCCGCATGGATGCCACCCATGCGGGCTTATTTTATGCGACAATATATCCATGGAGGACGTGGGGAACAAGGGCTGTACACGTCGCAGTCCTCCTCACGGACTCCATTATTTTTATACAAAGGACGTGTGATATATGACTCCGGTAGAAAGGCTGGTGGCCGCCGGCATCCGACCGGACTGTGCCGCCGAGAGTGTGATGTGGTATCAGGCCCAGGGGGATGACTATGGGCTCCAAAAATACTTGGATGAAATAGAAGCGAGGAAGGAGGCGCTGGACAATGGCCGGATTTCCTAATTATACATACCCCGCTTATGGCGGATACAACCCAGTAACTCCGTTTGCGCCTGCTCCACAGATCTACCAGCCTATGCAGCAGCCCTCTCCGCAACCCGTACAGGCCGCACAGACGGTTGGGAATACAAACACACAGCCTAACTTTTTCTGCCGTCCTGTGGCCTCCCGAGAGGAGGCGCTTGGGGTCCCGGTAGACTTTATGGGTGCTCCAATGTTCTTCCCGGACCTTGCCCATAATGTGGTCTACATGAAACGATTCAATACCAACAGCGGTGCAGCTGATGTGTTCGAGTTTAAGCTCGATGTACCCAGAGAAAAACAGCAACAAGCCCCTGCGCAGGTGGCGGCCTTTGCTCCACTGGACGAGTTTATAGACATGAAGGACACAGTGCAAAACCTAAAAGATGAGGTGGACAGACTGAAAAAGCCCGCTGGAAAGGCAGTGAAAAAGAATGATGCCTCCGATGAATAATCCCATGATGGCTATGCTCCAGATGGCACGGAACGGCGGAAATCCCATGCAAATGCTCCAGCAAATGGCTGGGCAGAACCCACAGGCCGCCCAGGCTATGCGGCTCATCCAGGGGAAAAACCCGCAGCAGCTCCGCCAAACTGCGGAGAACATGGCAAAGCAGAGAGGGACCTCAGTTGAGGAGATCGCAAGACAGCTTGGGATTCCGATGAAATAAAATAGCGCACTCTTTATCAGTTTTCGGGTCTTGATAAAAACCGCTCTTTGGAAACATCCGGGGAGCGTACGGCCCCGATGTAATAACTGATAAAGGAGTATATACAATGGATAACGATTTTGCGACTGGCTATGCGCTGGGCAGCGATTCCAACGGCGGAAACTGTAACAACGGCGGCTTCTGGGGCGGTGACGGCTGGTGGGCTATCATCATCTTTGCCATGATCTTCGGCTGGGGCCGCGGTGGTTTCGGCGGCTTCGGTGGTGGCGGTGCCAGCACTGATCCCGGACTCCAGGGCCTTGCCACCCGCGCAGATGTAAACGAGGCCATTGCCTTCAACGGTGTGGAGCGCGGCATCTCTGCTATCCAGCAGGGCATCTGTGACAGCACCTATGCCCTGAACAACAGCATCACCAGCGGCTTCAACAACACCAATGTGGCTCTGCTTCAGGGCTTCAACGGTGTCCAGTCTCAGATGTGCAATATGGCCGCTCAGGCTCAGGATTGCTGCTGCCAGACCCAGCGGGCCATCGATGGTGTGAATTACAACATGGCGACCAATACCTGCGCCATCCAGAACACCATCCAGGGCAGCACCCGCGATATCCTGGAGAATAACAACTCCAACACCCGCGCCATTCTGGACTTCCTGACTCAGAGCAAGATCGATTCCCTCCAGGCGGAGAATCAGTCTCTCAAGCTGGCTGCCTCTCAGGCCAACCAGAACAGCTACCTGACCGCTACTCTGGATGCCCAGACCTCTGAGCTGATCCGCCGGATCAACCCCATGCCTGTGCCCGCCTATCAGGTGCCCGCCCCCTATCCCTACTGCGGGGCCTATAACAATGGCTGCGGCTGTGGCTGCTAAATTGCATCAAAATCGAGGCAATTAACTTTCCGGCTCTGCCGTGACTATTTCGGGGCGGTGGGCTGAGTGTCTGCCGCCCCTGATTTTTGGAGGTAATTATGTCTTGTAAACCTGTATGCAGACTCTGTGACCGGCTTGTGATCTCTCAGGCGGTCGCTTTTACCGGCGGGAACCTGGAGATCAACCTGCCTGCTGGCGCCTACAACAACGGAGAGAAGTATTGCGTGGTCGTGGGTCAGGCCATCCCCGACACCACTACCATCAATGCTCCGGTGTATTTTACTATCGGGACCGGGACCACTCTCTATCCGATGACAAAGCGGAATTGCGCTCAGGTCACCGCCTGTGGCATCCGTACCCGGACCAAATACTCTCTCTGTGTCGTTACTACCCCAACCGGAGGTTCGTTCCGTATGCTGGGCACTCCCTGCTGCTCCCCCAGCAACAACCTAACCAGCATTGACGGGGGCGCTGCTCCCGCCCCTACGGCGTAAGGAGGGATCAAAATGAAACGATCCACACGGATGATGCTCATGTCCAGTGGCAGCAATCGCCGCTACAACGATGGACGCAGCTATGAAAACTACGATGTTGATGATAAATTCCGTGACCGCCGTGGCCGGGAGCACTATGACAACGGTCGGTATGCGCCTCGTTCTGAGATGATGGAGCCGGAGGACCGGGGATATCGTCGATATTCTGATGGCCGTTTTGCCCCTCGCAATGATGGTGGGACGTGGGTGGAGAGCAACTACTGGGATGACCGCATGACGGGCCCTCAGTCCCACTATGGCTATCCATACTATATGCCTCCGGCCTATACTGATAGACGGGAGATGACTAGGCCCATGAATAAGATAGGATTCGCCATTTCTGGTGAGGGTGAAATGAAGACCCCCAGGGAGTTTGAGCAGGACTACCGCATGAACGAAATGGAATACCGGAGAGGTGGAGAGCGAATGAGTGGCTATGGAGCCGCTTCCGGGCACATGCCCTTCGACCGCCGCATGGCGGAGGAATGGACCGCCAATATGGAAAATGAGGACGGCACAAAGGGGCCTCACTGGTCGTTTGAGCAGGCCAAGCAGGTCATGGCCCAGCGCGGGATCGAGTGCGACCCTGCGGAGTTCTGGGCGGCCCTCAACATGATCTACAGCGATTACGTCAAGGTCGCCAAAAAGTTCAACGTGGGGAGCAATATCGACTTCTACGTGGACATGGCGAAAGCATTCCTGGACGACAAGGACGCCGGACCGGACAAGCTCGCCAAGTATTATCAGTATGTCGTGAGATGACAGATCCGCCCTCAGAAATGGGGGCGGATTTTTCCACCACCTTTTCCACCACCTAATAGCTTGAAATAGTCTATTTTAGTCATTTAGAGCTTTGCTTTTAGAAATGGAAAAAGCCCCGAAAACCCTTTAAAATCAAGGCTTTCGGAGCTTTTTTCTTTGGTACGGCCGAAGGGACTCGAACCCCCAACATTCAGAACCGGAAGCAGTATATCATAAAACCATATAACCCTTGTGGCTCTAAGAGATTTCTTTATGACATTTCTCTATTTCCACCACCATTTCCACCGCCTATTGATCTAGTCCCATCCAATAAGGCGATACCATTATGGAGTGTTGAGCTGTCTCTGTGGGTGTAAATATTGGCGGTCATCTGAATGTCAGAGTGTCCCATGAGCTCTTTTGCCACATTGAGAGGGACACCAGCTTTTTGCAAATCGGTGCAAAAAGTGTGACGCAGACAATATGGGGTGAGATCTGGAGCTACCACAGATTCTACGATTCGATTCCGCTCGGTCTTTGCGCCTAAGTATAAGTCTAATTCTCTTTTGAAGCCAGTCCAAAGGCGGCGCAGGCTGTTCTCATTCTGAAAGTTCCCAGCCCCGGTTGGGAATACAGGAGCGAAGGAATTTTTCTTGGCGTTCTGAAGCCTCCAAAGAAGGTCTGAATGGATCGGTATGTCCCGGACGCCGGAATCCGTCTTTGGACCTTTGATAGCCTGAGAGCCGCTTTCTTTTGCCGCGTGGACATGGATCTCATTATTTGCAAAATCCACATCAGCCCAAGTAAGGGCTGCCGTCTCCCCAGGACGCATTCCGGTATAGAGTAGGGTAAGAACCCACAGTCCAGCTCGGTGATGCTCAGCTACAGCAAGAATAGCTGCTCGCTCTTCGTCCGTTATAGAGCGCCGCTGGTGCGTCTGAACATGGGGCAGCTCTAGGAGCTCAGCTGGATCGTATGGAATAAGGCGTGACTGTCTGGCCCTCTTAAACATTTCCTGCATGACCATTCGCAGCTTCTTTACATGGGATGCGGATCTCCCCGCTTGCCCATTTAAAATACGCTGGAGGTGTACGTCCTTCACATCCTTGAGCTTCATGGAGCCGATGGCAGGCTTGATATATCCGTTGAACTTTTCATCGTACATACCAAGGGATTTCTTGGTCAGCCCCTTCGGGTCCTTATAGGTCGCTTTCCACTGCTTATACCATGCAGTCACAGTCATCGAACCGCCAATGGCTTCCTCCCCACGTTTGGCTGCTGCCAGCTTTTCCGCCAGCTTAGTCATGGCTTCAAGCTCTGTTTTCCCTGTTGCCTCGTACTTCTTTCCATTGTACCGGGCGGTCTTTCTGATATATTCGCCCATTGACAACGCCTCCTATTCTGATAAAATAGAAGGGCAGATTGCCGACCATAGCTTCTGCCCCCCTTCCCTGCCCGGT